TTTTGATTTTTTATGTACTCGTGGTCGTTTCCTAGGTTTTGGTCTTTCTTCAAATGATTTAAATTTTTTAGCCATTGTTTATTTTAAAACCTTTATACCATGCTGGTAAACCTATGAAAAGCCTTTTATCAAATTGATTTTTTTTTGCAGTTTTTGATCTTGCTTTATTATAATGCAAAAATACTTGACCACAATCTTTACCTTTAAATTCTTCTCGCCAATGCTCTAAATCACATCCAGAATATACTAACATATCACCTGGTTCTAAATCTACTTTGATACCAGCTTGTCCTGTTTTACCAGTTGGATCTAAATATATTGGCCAAGGGTCACCCCCAAGATTTAAAGTTGTAGATATTTCACAAGAGTATCTATCTTTATGTCTTGCTAATACATCTCCTTTTTTATATATTCTAGCGTAAGAATATGTTTCACTTAATTTTAATTTTGTTTGTTTTTCCATTACAGGTTTTACTTCCTGTAATAAAGTTTCCATTGCAATATCACTATAGTGTGAATAAGTATTTGGCACTTGATCATCATTCCATACTCCAAAGTATTCTGTATATGGTGATATATATCTTTGATCAAATAAAAATCTTGCTACATTTCTTTTGTTACAAAAATATTTATAAACAAAGTCTGCTAATTCTTTTGATATTGCTTTTTTAATTACTGTATATTTATTTTTTTGAAACGACATTTTTAATAATATTTTTCCCCTTTAGTTTTCTATTTGACTGTATAAAGTTTTTAATATAGTCTGGTTTATTCTTTACAGTATTAGTTTCGAGGGTAGCTTGTATTACAGCTTTTTTCATATTATCATTAGGCTTTGACATTTAAAACATTATTAGGTATTGCTTGACAGTTCCAATGTATAAATCTAAATGGTTCATATCCCATATCTACAATGTATTGATGTGGCATATATGAAGGAAAGAACATAGTTTTTCCTGGTTTAACTTCATAATTAATTTGTGTTGATGCATATGTTATTTTTGTTTTATCTTTTTCTGGTAAAAGGTTCATAATATTACCTGGTCTTGGATCTTCAAACAATGGCATTGATGTAGCTTCACTTGCTTTTAAAAAATAAAAACCAGAGATGTGTCCATTCCAATGTGTATGTAATGTATGATGTCCTCCACCTCTTTTAGCAAACTCTTGCACCCACATTTCTGTAATAAATATTGTATAATTTGTTAAATCAAATCCCATTTCAACTAACAAATTATGTGCTGTTGCACCTATATAGTCTTGTAATTTTTTAAACTTAGGGTCACCTATTAATGATGTTGAATGAAACACATGACCCATGTCTCCTTTGTTTCCAAACTTTTTATTTCGTTTATCTATAACTTTTTTAAAATTTTTTTTTGCTTCTTCAATATAAGAATCTGATGCATTATTTAATTCATTAACAAATCCTAGTTCATCACCATACCATATTGGGCAACTAAATAAATCATCTCTTAATAATTGTTTTGGAAAATTTAATTCTGTTTTTAACTTTTTAGTTTTTTTCTTTTTCATATTCTCCTTATCTAAATGGCCATCCAAGATTCCATATAACTAGACTATGTCTTGAGCCTTTTTTTACTGGACATACTCGATGCCATACAAACGAGGGGAATACTACTAAACTTCCTTTAGGTAATATTTCTTTACACTTTATAGGTTTTGTAGGTTTATCAGGATCTAAATTTTTAAAATCAAATTCTAATTCACCACCTTTATATTTTTTTGGGTCTGATAGTGTAACTGTTACAGATAGTTTTCTAATTTTACCATGTGTTGGATCATTAGTATTTTTTCTAATATAAGGTTTATCCCAACTATCACAATGCCAATCATAAAATTGTCCTTTAGTATATTTTGTAAACTGGCAAGATTCACTAAAATCCCATTCAAAATTCCAACCTGCATTTCTATTTGCCATATTAATGTAAGGTTGTATTTCTTTGTAAATCCATCTATCATTCATCCAAACAATATCTGAATTTCTTTTCTTTTTTAAATCTTTAACTTCATTTTTATTTAATGGTCTATTACCATAACCTCCAGTAACTGCCATTTGATCTTGTAATGATTTTCCATATCTTACAATATCATCACATATTCTTTCTGGTATTACATTTTGGAAATACCAGTAATAATTTGTTAAATTCATATCCCTTATATTATACTAGTGTTATTTAAAATTGTCAAGGGGTATTAATTTTATGAAACTGTCAATGTTCCAGAAACTGTAAATGTTGCAATTTTTCCAGCTGGTGTAGTTGCTGTTGTATTATCACCTGGACTTACAGCTAAAGTAGCTGCACTAGGTGCTTTTATAATAACAATACCTGATCCACCAGTTTCACTATTACATTCATTTGTTCCACCACCTCCACCACCAGTATTTACTGTACCTGCACTTGATGCTTGAACTGGAGATTGTCTATAACCATTTCCTCCACCTCCAGGCCCACCTGATCCTCTTGTATTTTGAAAAATAGCTCCACCACCGCCACCACCTCTAGTAACTGGTGATCCTGTAATTGAACTTGCTAAACCATTTCCACCATTACCAGCAGAGGATGTTCCTGATGCATTAGAGCCTGCACTACCAGCTCCTCCACCACCACCTCCACCTTGAGATCCAGGCCCAGGTGCTGAAGGATTAACCCCTCCAGCAAAACCTTGATTACTTGTTCCAGATCCAGCTCCACATGGATTTTCTCCATCAGCTCCACCTCCAGATCCTCCAGGTCTACTTGCATTTGTTGCACCACCTGATGGGCTATAACCATTACCTCCACCACCACCACAAGAAGTAATTGCAAAAGGTGTGCCTGCAAAAGCTACGCTATTATTTCCATCATTTCCATTACTTCCTCCGCCTGTAACAGTTCCACTTGCTCCACCACCTCCAACTGTAATTGTATAAGCTCCAGTTTCAACTGATGTTAAAGGAGTTTCTGAACTACCACCTCCACCAGAAGTTTCACAATTAAAAGAATTTCTATAGCCTCCAGCACCTCCACCACCAGCTCCACCAGATATACCACCAGCTCCTCCGCCAGCAATAACTAAATATTCCATTTCATATGCAATAAATTTAGGCCATGTTACTACTGACTCTCTTAATTTTGAATAATGTGTTTTTAAATTCCATACACCACTTGCTTTGTTTAATTCTTTTACTACTACGATTCCTGGCCCACCATTACCAGCTTTTTGAGTGGCTGATCCTTCTCCACCACCTCCACCACCAGTATTATCTGTTCCTGCAGTTGCAGCACCATTAGGCCCTGTGCCTCCAGCACCACCACCACCTGATCCACCAGCTCCAGCTGCACAATAAAAATCTCCACCTCCACCACCACCAGCGTAATTTACACATGATCCTGTTATGTTACTAGCTACTCCTGCACCACCTGCTCCTGAAGTTCCAGGATGAGGAGGCCCATTACCACCAGCAGCTCCAGCTCCACCACCGCCACCTGCAGGTGTATCACCTGGTTGAGCTGTTCCACCTGGATTTCCTTGAGGAGGACTTACAGGAGGTGTATTTCCTGCTCCTGCTGTTTTTGTTCCAGAAGGATGTCCACTTGCTCCACCGCCTGATCCACCAGCTTCATTAGATCCATTAGCACCAGCTCCTCTACCTCCACCTGCAGAAGTTATTGGATTAGATGGAAATGCAGCTACAGAATTACTTCCACTAGATGATGTTGGATAACATGAGTTACCACCACCACCAACTGTCATTGTATAAGGTGTATTACCACAAACTAAAATATTTGAAACATCTCTAAAACCGCCAGCTCCACCTCCGCCACCACCATTAACTCCACCGCCACCTCCTCCAGCAACAACTAAAGTTCTTACTAATCTAGTTGATGGTTGAGTTGTGACAGCACCTGTAGATGTTTTAGATGTAATAGTATTCTTCCCAAAAGAAGTTATATTTTTTTTACCGATTATACCACCATTGGTTCTAGGCATTAATTAGTCTCCTATTAAGATGTCCAAGCTGATCCGTTCCAATTGTAAACTGTAGGTGTTTCTGCTGTGTCGTTAGATTTAGTTGCTTCCCAACCTGTATCGTTGTCAGCGTTGTATTTTGTTTCATTCCACCCAATTATATAGAAAAAACCTGATCCCTCAGTTACTGATGGGAATGTTATTGGTGCTTGCCAATCGTCACTGCTATCTAGTGTCCAAGATGCAAAAGGTTGTGGGCTTAAAAATTTATTTTTTGATGCATTATATACATCACCAATACCTGCATATTTTTTTCTAAAATTATTATTATATGATGTCTGCTTCCAGGTTCCCCCTTTAAAAAAATTTACACACCATGTTTCTCCGTCAACATGCATGTCGTTAGCCCCTAGTGTTCCACCATTTGCAGGAATGTCATTTCCTACAACAACTACTCTTTTTACAACTAAATGTGTATCAGATGTAAAACCTGTTGGGTCTGTTTTTGATTCTAATTCTGCAAAATGTGCCATGTTTTATTTCTCCTTAAATTTTTATAGTTTCTTTAGAAACTATTACTCCAATCTCCTTCTTT